CGAGCCTCGCGGCCATGAGCGCCGACGGCTTTCGGTCGCACGATGCGGCCTATCGCGCCGCCGCTGCGGTCTTCGCACAGACCCCGCGCCCGCGTCGCGTAAAGGTGGGCCGACGCGCCCTCGCTCCGACGCAGGTGATTCGAATCACGCCCGTCGCTCCCTCGTCGGGAGAGGTCTACTCACTCAAAGTGGACGGCCTCGCGGTCACCTTCACGGCCGACGGCACGCCGACGGTGGCGGAGGTCTGCACTGGCCTCCACGCCGCGATCGGAGCACTCGCCGTCGCCAACGCCATCGTCGCTACCGGGGCCTCGAGCGGCTCGAGCCAGACGATCACTGGCGCGGCGCTGGACGGCACCGTGGGCTGGCGCACGATGGCGACCGCGCGTCACATCACGCTCACGCTGTCCGCGGACGCGCACTGGGATGCGACCACCGCGACGCTCACCGGCCGCGATGTGGACGGCAACACCATTTCGGAGTCGCTTTCGATCCCGAACAACGGCGGGGTCACGCTCACCTCACTGAAGCGTTTTCGCACCGTCACGTCGCTCGTGATCCCCGCGCAGTCGGGCACCAACGGCACCTTCACCGTGGGCGTCGCGGCCCCTCTCACGAGCGCGGACAACACCACGCACGTCACGCTCACGAGCACCGCGGGCGACTGCAACTCCATCGAGCTCACGTCCAAGAGCCTCGCGTCGACGGGCGTTTTCAACTTGTCCCTCTTGGACGTCTCGAGCGACCCCGGAATCGCCACCGACCTCGCGGCGATCCACGCGGCCGATAGCGACTACTACGCCCTCTTGATGCCGGAGGGAGCCTCCTCCGCCGTGGCCGCGGCCGCGGCGGGCTGGGTCGAAACGGTGCGCCGCATCCTCGTGCTCCAGACGGCCGACGCCCTCGCGTGGGACTCCTCGAGCGTCAATGACATCGCCTTCAACTTGAAGGCCACGGGCTACACGCGCTCGAGCGTGTGGGCCTACCCGCACCTTGGTCTCGCGACGGGCCAGCTCGCGGCGGCGCTCCTCGGACGGTGTCTCCCGCTGGACCCCGGAAGCGTCACCTTCGCCCACAAGGAGCTGGCGGGCGTGACCGTGATGTCGCTCACGGAGACGCAACAGGCCGCGCTCGAGTCGAAGAACGCGAACCACTACACCGAGATTGGCGACGGCGGAAACACCTTCCCCGGCAAGGTCGCGGAGGGCGAGTGGATCGATGTGATCAGGGACATTGATCGCAGCTTCGACCGGATGCAAACCTCCGTGCTGTCCGTGCTCCGCAGCTCGAACAAGGTGCCTTTCACCGATGACGGCATCGATACGGTCGGCAACGCCCTTCGCGGCGCTCTTCGCGCGGACGTGACCGATGGCATCTATTCGACCTTCGCGGTCACCACGCCCGCGGCCTCCGCGGTCTCGTCGGCCGACAAGGCCGCTCGGAGCCTCACCGGCGTCACCTTCACCGCGACCCTCGCGGGCGCGATTCACATCACCACCATCACCGGGACTGTGAGCGTCTGAAATGCTGCGCAACTACGACAGCAACGAGTTTTCGATCTCCCTCGGGAGCGTCACGATCAACAGCGGGCGCGGAGCGGCGGTCTTCTTCAGCCTCGAGCCGCTGGCGGAGGACTTCACCACGCAGCGCGGAGCGGACGGCGAGGTGACGCGCTCGCGGTCGAACAACCGCGGGGCCGTGGTCAAGCTCACGGTGATGCAGACCTCGCAAGCGCACCGCGACCTCCACGCGCTCCGCGCGCTGGACCTCGCCGCGCCCAACGGCGCGGGCGTGGCCGCGTTCCAGGCGCGCGATCGCCTCAACGGGCTCCGCTTCGAAGCGGAGAAGGCATGGATCCGCAAGGCCCCGAATGAGGGCTACGGGCGCGAGGCCGCGGAGCGCGAGTGGGAGCTCGAGCTGGGCGAGTTCACGGTCATCGATGAGGTCGCGGGCGCGTGAGAGAGCCGCAGCGGATCACGGTCGGCGCATGGGTCTACTCCGTGCGCCCGCTCCCCGCGGGCGCGGGCCTCGCGCTCATGGCGCGACTCGCTCGCATGGCGGGCCCCGGTGTGGCCGGGCTCCTCGAGGGCGGAGGAGGAGGAGCGATCGGGCGTGCTCTCGCGGGGCTCCTCGAGCGCGTGTCGCCGGACGAAATCGTGGAGGTCGCGCGACAGCTTGCGGCCACCACGGAGGTCTCGCAGCCCGGCGGGCGCGCGCCCGCGCAGCTCTCGGAAGTCTTCGACGTCCACTTCGCGGGTGACTACTTGGCGCTTGTGGACTGGCTCCGCTTCGCGCTGGAGGTCAATTTTGGCCCTTTCGTCGCCGCGCTGGCGGCGCGTCTCGGTCGCGCCGCCCCTCCCGCGGCGTGACCGTGCGCATCCCGGCGCACGTCCCCTGGCTCGTGCACCGCGTCGCGGTGTCGCGGCGCTACTCGGACCCGCTGGCCACAATCCTCGGAGAGTGGTCGATTGATGACGTCGTGACCGCCAACGAGATTCTGGATGCGCTCGAGGAGGCGGAGGAGCGATCGATGCGCGAGGTGAGCCGTGGCTGACGCGTTGCGCGAGGTGTTCGCGGAGTTCGGGATCGAATTCGACGATGCGCAGCTTCAGAAAGGTGCGCAATCCGTCCAGGGCGTGATCGCTGGCGTGCGGCAACTCGCGCAAGTGATCGCAGGCAACGCGATCGTCGGCGCGATCCGCGAATTCGCCAACGCCTTCGAAGAGCAGGCCGGGAGACTCGAGGACACCGCCGGTGCCCTTGGAACAACGACGCGCGCGCTCCAGGAAATGCGCTTCGCGGCGGTAAGCGCGGGCCTCTCCACGGAGCAAGCGGACGGGGCGCTACAGCGATTCCAACAGACGGTGGCCGACGCCGCGGCGACGGGCGGACGGCAAGCGGAGACCCTCCGCGCGATCGGAGTCCAGGCGCGCGGCGCGGATGGCCAGGTCCGCCCGCTTTCGGAACTCTTCGACGCGGTCGCGGCGGGGCTCGGTTCCGTCGAAGACCCCGCGCGGAGGAGCCAGATTGCCGTTGACCTCTTCGGCCGCTCCGGAGCCCGCCTCGCGAACGTTCTCCACGAGGGCGAGGGTGGTGTGGCCGCGCTCCGCGCGGAGCTGGACACACTCGGCGGAGGAATGCTCCCGGAGGCGATCGCGGCCGCGGGCGAATACGGGGCGGCCACCGACCGCAACGCGGTTGCGCTGGACTCTCTTCGCTCCGTCCTCGCGACCGCGCTCCTCCCGATGCTCACGGCCTTCGTGACGCGCGTGACGGAGGTCTCCGTGGCGCTCGTGCGACTCGCGCGCGGGACGCACGTGGTAGAGCTGGCGCTCTCCGCACTCGGAGTCGCCGCGACCGTCACGGCCGCGCGAATGCTCCGCGCGTGGCTTCCCGTCCTCCTCCCCTTCGCCAAGGTGGCTCTGGCTATCGGCGCGATCGTCCTCGTGATGGACGATCTCATCACCCTGTTCAACGGCGGTGATTCTGCGATCGGCCGCTTCTTGGATTCGACCTTCGGGCTTGGCACCTCGCAAGCCCTCGTCGTGGAGCTCAAACTTGCCTTCGAGGGCCTTCAACTCGTGATCTCGGAGAGCGTTGTGGGCGTGCGAGACCTCGCACGCGAGATCAACGAATTCACGACCGGGTCGCTCGCGGGGCTCCGCGCCATGCGGGATGAATTCGTCGACGTGTGGGAGAGTGGAGCGGCGGCTTTCCAGACCTATGTGGGGCCCATCCTCTCGCGCCTCCAGCGCGTGGCCGACGCCGTCCGCGCCGTGGTCGGCGGAGAGGTGACGGTGGGCGCGGAGGCCGCGCCCGGGACCGTCGCGGCCGTGCGTCCTCCTCCCGCGACTCCAGCGGCGCAAGAGGGATTTTTCGAGGGGATTGCGGCTGAATACCGCAACGTCTTCGGCGGTCAAAACGCAGCGATGGCCCCGGAGCGCGTGGTGTCCGTGTCGACTCCGGCGACGCGCACCGTCGCGACCACGTCGCGCACAACGGTCAACGCCCCCATCACGATCAATGGCTCCGGCGACCCGGAGGCCACCGCGCGTGCGGCCGCGAGGCAGCTCCGAGAGAGGGAGCGCGCGGCGCATGACGCCGCGCATCCCGTGAGGGAGGAGGACTGACGTGGCGACCACTCTCACCTGGGAGACCGGCGGGCGGAGTGTCGCGGTCACGCTGGACGCGTGCACTACGCAAGCGCACGAGATTACCGCGGAGCCCACGGAGCACGCCGTCGAGCGCGGCGCGGCAATCTCGGACCACGTGCGCCCGGGTCACGACGCCTTCACCCTCGAGGGGACCGTGTCGCAGACGCCGGTCATCGATGACGGCTCCGCTCCCTCGAGGGCCTCCACCCGCTCCGTCGGCCTTCGCACCGGCGCGGGC